TGGACGCCGCGGCCTATTTTTCTACTCAAGGAGCATAATTTATGCGGAAGCTGTCCGTACTCATTGCATGCGAAAAATCCGGGGTCGTGCGCGACGCCTTTATCGCCCGCGGCCATCATGCAATGAGTTGCGATATTGAACCGACCGAACAGCCCGGCCCGCATTATCAAGGGGACGTGCGTGACGTTCTTTGCGCCCCTTGGGATATTCTGATAGCGCACCCGGAATGCACTTACCTTTGCGGCTCCGGCTGGCATTGGGTCAAACGCGGAAGGATTGAAGCTGACGGTCGCCCACGTATTGAGCATGTCAAGGAAGCCTTGGCGTTCGCGCAAATGTTCATTGGCGGACCCGAAACCGCCCACATTCCGAAGGTTGCCGCGGAAAACCCGATTGGCCGCATTTCGACGCTGATTCGCAAGCCCGACCAAATTATCCAGCCGTATGACTTTGGCGACGACGCCAGCAAGGCGACTTGCCTGTGGCTTAAAGGCTTGCGCCCGCTGGTGCCAACCCTACGCATTCCCGGCCGCCGTGTTGTTTGGCGAGGGCGAGAGGTTGAACGATGGGCCAACCAAACAGACAGCGGCCAAAATAAACTTGCGCCAAGCGCTGATCGGTGGAAAGAACGGGCAAAAACCTACTCAGGCATTGCAAAAGCTATGGCCGACCAATGGTCAAAAATATAACTTAGCCCATCGAGCGAACCAACAAGGCAGACGGTTTCCCGCCTGCCTTTTTTAGCACGCCATATTCCACCGATTGACAGACTCAAGCGCCGCTTCATAACCCAGCGCGACGCAAGCAAACGCGCCCTGGCCAAGGCTGGCTTGCAAAAAATCCAGTTGCCCATCCTGCCACCGGCACAAGGTATGGTCGCGCCGTTTAAGCTCGCACACGAATGCTGGGCAACCGATGATGATAATGTCCGCCGCGCCTTTACGCACCGCGCCCTTGGCCTTCTGGCGTGCGTGATGCTGGTGGCCGGATCCGACGACCAGACCTTCGTTGTCCGGATGGATGGCGACAGCGTACAGGTCAGGCCGCAGTCGTTGCAGCTCATTAAAAAAAGTGATTAGCTCGGCGTCCTCCCGTGGGCATTCGCCACGGAAGGTCATGTCGCCGACAACGGGTAGCCAGTCCGGGAATTTCATTTTTTGTGCTCCAATGGTCTGTTATGCGCGATGACTTCAAAAAAATCGCTGTCGCGCTGTTTGCGGAAGGTGACGGTTTCGTGGCGCTGATATTCGTATTCCATTATAAATTCATGAGCATCATCGGCTTCCCATCCAAGGCACGTCATGCACAGGTCATTCCACCGCGCCAGGGCCTTTTTGCTGTTTTCGTTTGGCATGTTCCAGGTTTTGAATGATGCGGTCGGCGTGGTGTACTCGCATAAAATCATGTCGTTGCCGTTTCTGCTGGTAACTCGCCGAACGTCAAAAAATAGCACCTCCTCCATGCGCAAAGCATGAGGGTCAGCGGCGACCAGTGCAAACTCCGCTCGCAGTTTTTCGTTCGGATCAACCAGCTCCGCCTTACAAGCCTTGTTCTCGCAGTACCGGGCAGCGATGTCGTTTTCATGATCGCATTGCTCGCACCTCTTGAATGACCAGCGGTTTTCGCATCTGTCCAGTTTGCCGCGTTCAATCGGTGACGGTACAAAACCCTGACAGCGCCGCCCCATGTGTGCGGGTAACGGCTGGCCGCTCTCGGTGATAATCCGATTACCGGCCAGATCCACAAAATAGCCTTCGGCGTCCATTTTAAAATCGTCCGGGTTTTTTCGAGCCGTAAACAGATTGGTCATCCGGCAATAGGGACACTCAACCTCTAGCGTGCCCCCGCTGCTTGACTTGTACGCCCTGATCTCCGGCGTAAACAAGTCGTTTTGCAACTTGTGGCGCTCGATGTTCTGGGCGTAGTCCAGTACCAGGCAATCGGTTTTTTCGTCTGCCAAGCGCAGGCCGCGCCCGATAATCTGTTGAAACAGCGATGCCGATTCCGTGGCTCTGAGGATGGCCACTACATCAACATGCGGGGCATCAAAGCCGGTTGTGAGTGTGCCGACACTGACCAGATACTTAAAGCGCATGGCCTTAAAGTCGCTAATCAGCTTTTCGCGATCAGCCTTGGCCATGTTGATGTCGCCGCCGATCATGCGGCTTGTCTCGGGTGGCAGGCTATCCAGGATTTCGCGGGCGTGTTGTACTGTGGATGCAAACAGCATGACGCCGCGCCGTCCGACACTATGCGCGACAACATCCGCGACAATGCTGGCCGTCAGCCTGCCCTGCCCCTCGAATACCTGCTCAACCTGGGCGGCATCAAACTGCCCCATTTTGTTGAGCTGCATTTCTGATGTGTCATAGGCAACAGCAGACGGGTCAGCGTGGGCATTGGTCAAAAAGCCCATGTCAATCAGTTCGCGGGTGGTAATCCGGTACAGCAGTGCGTGGTAGTAGGGGTCTGTCGTTTTTTCATCGTCCAGGATGATGTTTTTGCCGTCCGTCATGTCGCACTGGTAAATATAGCCGCTCCCCATGCGGTACGGGGTAGCGGTCATGCCGATGACTCGCAATAGCGGGTTTTTGCTGCGCAGATTGGTGATGATGTCGCGGACGGTCGGCGTCGTCATGTGCGCTTCATCAACGATGACCGCGCCGAATGCGTCTCCAAACCGTGAAATGCTGTTAGCGACGCTTTTGGGCGTAGCGTACACGGCGTCATGCCGGGTGCATTTGCTCCCGGCGCTGGCGCTGAACACGCTGCACTTTTGGCCACTGGCGCGGTATTTAGCCGCGTTTTGCTCGGTCAGCTCCTTTGACGGTTGCAAAATTAGCACTTTTTTTCCGCGTGCGGCTATCCACTGTGCGATGGCGGCAGCAATGTGGCTCTTGCCCGATCCGGTCGCGAGTTCCAGTAGTGCTGGTTCGGTGCTTTTTTTCATCCATTGGATGGCCGCATCAACCGCGTCCTGCTGATAGGGGCGTAATTGCATGGCATCACCCCAGTTTCCAGTATTCTGTCGGTTTGCCGGTGTATTTGCTCAGGTCGGCGTCTGGCAACAGGTCGCGGATTGCGCGGGCATACGATACCGCGCCATCACGTTTAACCAGTGATAGCTTGCGCCCGCACAGTATGGCAGGCTTGTCGCGTGCCAGTGCTACCAGTTCGGCCAGGATCTGCTTTTTGCGCTCGGTCGCCGTGTCGATAACTTCGCACACGTTGTCATACTCGGTCAGCAAAATGGACGCTTGCGCCGTGTCAATGACAGGCAGAGCCGGGGCAAGATGGTCAGGATTATCCAGTTCAACGATAAGCTGATCGTGGAAAGCCTTGAGCTTTGGGAGTGCTGCTTTTAGCCATTCCCAGTCAATGCTCACCCGTTCCAGGCTATTACCGTGCTGCGCCCACTGGTAAAAATGGCAGATACCCAGACCCGCACAGTACATTTCAATTTGCATCTGGGCGTAGTAGTGCGGTTGATCGGCAGCTGTTTTAAACACGGGTGGATCTGCATCGCGCTGGCTAAAAGGGCATTTGATTTCAAGCACGGCCAATTCGTCATCGCTGTCTGACGTGATGCCATCCGGGCTTGCGCCGAGCCACGGGTATTTGTCCGATACCATAAAGCCGACATCATGCACGGCGTTGCCGGTTTTCATGCTGTATGCCAGCATGGCTATCGGTTCGTGCATTGCGCCGTACTCGGTGGCGATGCTGCCCTTAAATTCGGATTCTGCGCCGTGCCAATCGCGCACCAGTCGGCGAATGAGTTGCGCCGGTGTCATGTACGGATTGACGCCAAGCGCCGCACCAACGACGCTACCTGTGATTTTGCCGCGACGCTGCGCAAACCATTCCGGGGAACGTTGTTCCGGTTGTTGAGTATTCATGTTGTTTCCATTTGCGCCCCATTGGGGCGCTGTGTAGGATGGTCAGAACGGGATGGAGTCGTCCAAATCGTCAATCACTGGAGCTGGAGCCGGGGCAGGACGTTGTGCTGGCCGAGCTGGTTGACGTGGCGCTGCTTGGGATGGGGCTTGTGCGGGAGCTGCTGGGGCTGCCGATTGCGCCTTGGCCGGTGCTACTGCGCTAATCCAGTTGCCGGATTTTGACTTGTCATCCAGTTGCCAGACCTGCACCTTGATTGCCATCGGCTTGCCGACCAATGCGATCATCATGTCAGCATCTTCAAAATCACGTCCCAGTGACATTAGCTTGCCGCCGCAATTGGCGTCAATCGCCGCCAGCATCCGCTTGGCTTTGTCCGCCGTGGCTTTCGGATCTTTGTCTTTGGCCGTGCCGTAAACTTTCAACTTTTGAAACAGCACCCGGTTGTGATACTCCGAAGGACGCATGACGCGCCATTTCAGGTTGATAAAGCTGTCGCCTTCGTAGATGTCCCATTTTGCCTCCTCGATAGCTGCAATACATGTCGTGTTGTCGGGGATGGGGGCAAGGTTGCCGCCGCCAGCGTCAAATGTGGTGTTTGTATTATCGACAGTTGTGCCGTCGTTGAGTTGCCAAAATGACATAATGTTCTCCTGTGCGCCCAATGTGGGCGCTTGGTTGTGGGTGGTAAAAAGGATTAACGGTAAAACGGGATCAGCGCCAACAGCGGATTCTCGCCCTTGTTGACGTCGATCTCATCGGGCAGGCTGTAACGGTTTTTGGCGTCAACATAGCCAATCGTGCCGTCGCTGCTGGTGATAAGCACGCGCTCGCCGGTGTTGGTGACGCGGCCATACTTGGTGGTCTGGCCTTTGCGGTTTTCTTCATGGCCAGCGATAAATTCGCGGGCTTTGAGGTATAGCACCGCGTCGCTGCTGCCGACATAGATGGAGCGGCTTTTCTCCGGCATGTCCAGAGTGTAGGCGGTGTACTCGCCAGCTTCTGGACAGTTCTTCATTTTGACGATGCCAGTGTGGCTCAGAAAAACCACGGTGATGCCGCGCTTGCGCAGATGCTCGCAGGCGTTGCGAAGTTTGGCGTGCAAACCGGCGACCACAAGATAGCCTTTGTTGAATCCGCCAGCGGCTTCGCCGATGTTGGTTGCATTCTTTTCGTCAAACTCGACGACTTCGGATTCAAACATGAGATTCAGCGCGGTAATGGTGTCGATCACTACGGTTTTGAATGGGTGGTCAGCAGTTGCCAGCTCGCGCAGTTGAGCCAGCAACACGTCACTGGTGCGGATGTTGCGCTGTGCGCTTGCCGTGGGCAGTTGCGGCATAAATGCCGGTTGCAGGTCTTCGGCCAGCGTCTCAAATACAGATGTCGCATTTTCAGCTTGAATAAAAATCGGCGACGGGAACAGACCGGCCAAGGTGGACTTGCCAGCGCCTGCAAAGCCGACAATGGTAATAACCGGGGCTTGTGGCGTGGCTTTTTTGATTTGGTCTAAATAGGACATGATGTTGACTCCATTGGTGTCGTTGTGTGTTTTTCAAGGTATCCGCGTTGCTGCGTATTGCTAATGTATGCCTTAAAATGTAGTATGTCAACATCCAAACGTTGTTAAATTTAACAGGGGTATAACATGACCACAAACGCAACATCGCAACCGCGCATTTTGACCATTAAACAGATTCGCCACTTGCTCCAGGACAGGCGGCTTGAAGTGGTCGCCAATGCGTGCGGCCTGCATTACAACACGGTGCTTTATATCCGCGACACCGATCAGCGCAATATCGGGTACAAGACGCTGGAAAAGCTGTCGGCGTATTTTGAGCGTGACAATGTTGACGGCATCTGACCCAGGACACAATAACGGCCAATGGCCAGAGAGAGGGTGGCTATGATTAGTGAGATTTACGACTATATAGAGGCAGGATTCCGGGTGTTTGGCTTGCACGGGGCGCAGGGTGGCGTTTGTGGTTGCGGGGATACCGAGTGCAAGGCGGTACTTAAGCACCCGATCATGAGCAACTGGCAGAGCATCCCGCAATGGTCAGACGATCAAATTGATTGCTTTGACCAGATGGGGCACTTTGACAGCGGGTTTGGCGTGCTATGCCGAGGCTGGCTGATTGTCGATGTGGATGCCCGTAATGGTGGAGTGGCGTCTTTTGCTCAACTGTGCGCGGATGTGCCGTCCGTCAAACAGTGCGGTTTTGTCGTCAATACGGGCAGCGGTGGCGGTAGCCAGCATCACTATTTCCGGTTGCCGGATTCCGCCACCGGACAGGCGTTTGTCCAGTCGTTGCCAGCGTACAAGGGCATTGATTTCAAAACGAGCGGGTATGTTGTGGGCGCGGGCAGTATGCACGCCAGCGGCTCAACCTATGAGGCCATAACCGGGTATCCACAGGACACAACAGATGCGCCGCCAGAACTCTTGGCGCTGATAACCAAACCTGCGTTCCACCGCGTCAGCAACCAGGGCGCGGATGTCGATGTGGACGAGGCGCATATCCGGGAGCTGTTGCATCACTGCAATCCAAATTGTGGCTATGCCGAGTGGATCACCATTGGCATGGCTGTGCACCATTGCATGAGCGGCTGCGGGTTTGAGGCATGGGACGACTGGAGCAGCAAGGGCGCGACATATCGCGGTGCTGGGGATCTGCAAAAACACTGGCACTCTTTTGGCAAATCGGCCAATCCCGCCGGGTACGGCACGCTGTTGCACTATGCACGAGAGGGTGGCTATTGCGAGCCGGTGACGTTTGTCTACGATGGGTCGCTGGGGGATGTCGAGGACGGGGAGTCACAAGTGCATGGCAGTACCAGCTTTTGCGTGCTGGATGACCAGATAGATGTCCGCCGTCCGCCGGGTTTTGTTGGCGAGCTGACCCAGTGGATAAATGACCAGTGCCTGTATCCACGGGAAAATCTGGCTGTCGCCGCTGCGCTGACCGCCGTGTCATCGCTGGCCGGTATGCGATACACCGACAGCTTGGACGGCATGACGCCAAACCTGATGACGTTTTGTGTCGCTGGCTCTAGTACCGGCAAAGAGACCATTTTGCAGTGTTATCTCAATGTGATGAAAGCGGCAGGCGTGCAGGCGGCAGTGCATGGCGGCTTTAAGTCTGAGCAGGAGGTGATGCGTAACCTGATCCGCCACCAGGCCGCATTTTATTGTATCGACGAGCTGGGGATTACCCTGCACAAGCTCCACAATGCCAGCAAGCGGGGCGGGGCGTCGTACCTTGAGGGCGTTGTCGGCCAGTTGATGTCGGTGTACTCAAAAGCAAACGGCTATCTGCCCATCACTGGCGACCTGAAAGAGGAGATAAAAGCCAAGCTCATTTTAGAGTATGCCCAGCTTGAGCGGAAAATTGAGGGGCTGGCGCAGGACAGCAGCGCTGATGCCGCCAGGGAGCGAATGGAGGACGCCAAAAAGCATATCATGGGCGCGTTACAGACCATTGATGACGGCCTGGAAAATCCCTATCTGACGTTGATTGGCTTTACGACACCCGTGACGTTTAACGACCTTATGACGTTCGAGCAGGCCACTAATGGCTTTCTGGCGCGGGCGATGGTGTTTAGCGATCTGGAGACCAATCCCAAGCGCAAGTCCAAATGGTCTAAAAAGCCCATGCCCGAACACATGGCAAATGCGCTTCGCAACTTGTATGCACATGGCCACTACGATATGCGCGAACGCACCGGCGAGCGGATACAGCATCTTGGCGACAAGGTAGGATTGCCGACTATGGACGATGCCGCCGAGGCCATGAACGAGGTCTATGAACGGTTTTATGCGATGGCTGAAGAACACAAGGGCGCTACAGGGCTGGAAGCCATTGCTCGCCGGGGCTATGAGCTGACATCCAAAATTAGCATGATCTGCGCCATGCCGAGCGGATTGCGTACGCTGGAGCATGTCCGGTTTGGCTACGCACTGGCCAGACGCGACATTGAGCAAAAAATCAGGCTGGCCTATGGTACGGACAACAAACAAGCGGCAGACGGCTTGGCAGCGCGTGTATTGTCGATTGTGTCAAAGGATCATGGCGAGCTGGCGGGCGTCATCTGTGGACGGTTACGCGGCACGCCGAAAGCCCAGGTGGAGGCATTGCTTGACCAGATGATTGATAAAGGGATGTTGAGGGTAGAGGAGTCCATCCATCCATCCAATAAACGGGTAGTAAAAAGGTACTTTGCAGCGTGATGTGCTATAATTTCCACGTCTGCTAGTGTGGAAACGAATAGACAAAACATAGACAACACAAAAAAGCCAATGGCCATCGGTAGGGTTAGTTGTTTGCCCTTTTCCACCCGATCACGCCGCTGGCTTTTTTGTTTTTAGAGATTGAAAACATGAACACCATGACATTACATGTTAATGCCGTTAACACCATGACCAGCCGCGAAATTGCGGAATTGACCGGCAAGGAGCACTTCCATGTCAAACGTGATTGCGAAATCATGTTTGAGGAACTGGATATTTCTCCAGAGGGGTGTATCCAAAACTGGATACACCCCCAGAATGGTCAAACCTATATTGAGTACGCTTTAACCCGCGATCTGGTACATACGCTGATAACCGGCTACAGCATCAAACTCCGCCATGCCGTTGTTGTCCGGTTGAATGAGTTGGAATCCCAAAATACTCCAGCGCGAGTCGTTGCGTTCGACTCAAAACTGATGCGCGTGACCTTTGCAAATTGTCTGGCCACTGCAAAAATGGCAGGCATGTCCCATGACGAGGCTATCCAGGCCGCTGATTTCGCTACCGTCCAAGCTGTCGGCGTGTCTCCAATAAAGTTATTAGGAATCAGCACGTTACACAACAAAAACCACTCCAATATACAGCGGAGAATCCTGCAAATGGTCAATTGTCCAGAGGGTATGCTGTCCGGCGTCATCTGCAATCGGTTTCGGGATATGGAAAAACAGGAGATTAAAGCCATCTTGAAAAACATGCTATCCGCTGGCCAGATTCGCGCCGTTGAGACCATTCACCCCTCGAACAAACGCATTGTCAAACGGTACTTTGCAGCCCATTGACCACTGAACCAAACCCTGCTACGTTCGGATAAATACGGCATGGATGCCGCAATACACTGAAATTTGAACAAAACTGTTCAAAAATAAATGAAAGTGTGCTGAATTGCTGAAATGTTTCTGAATTTTTTAGGGTCATTTTTGTAAGTGTATGATTTTAAAGGATTAAAACCGCTGAATTGCTAAATTGCTAAATTGTCCTGAGATACCCTAAAACAGAGACTACCAAGCAACAAATAATTACAAATACCCTCTAAATTCCCTTTCTTCTGAGAGCAAAAACACTTATATTCCAGAAACACTTCTAGGTCTAGGTGGTCATAGTCACGTCTATAAATAGAGTATTTTAGAGCCTTGTTTTCCTATATCTCAGAGCAATTCAGCAATTCAGCAATTCAGCAAAAAAACATCATATAAATCAACTACTAACTAGGATTGTAGGACAACATTTCAGCACAATTCAGCACAATTCAGCGTTTTTCGCCATGTTTTTTGACAAATAACGCCAAAACAGCAAAACATCCCGCCACCCTAAAACTGATTGCTTATTTTTTAAGCAATTAACACATGATAACAACTAATTAACACATTGGCCTAACCTGACACAGGCCAAGTGCTAAACTCAGATGACAGAACAAGCGGTATTTACCCATGACCGAGTTTTTAGACCACTGGACAGCCTGCCCTGACTGTCACCCGCGACATGACCGCTATTGCGCTACTGGTCGGGAGTTGTGGATTGTCCCAAACTGACAAGAGAGAGGGCGTAAGATGAGTATAAGCAGAGAGACGATTATCGAAAAAGCAAAGGCGGCAGGCATGAATCCAAGAGTCGTGCTTGATCGAGTTGATCTGGGCTGGCCGCTGAAAGATGCGCTAATGCCTTTTGAGGCGTTTGCAAAAGAGCCTCAAGGTCGAGGCAGGCCAAGTGAAGATGTCGAGCTAAGGCCGATTGTCAAAAAGCCAAGGCCAGAGCCGCAAGACCTGATTTGCGAGCGTTGCGGGAAAACATCTGGCATGGCTGGCGAGTCGGCACTGATCGGATGGTGCAAGTCGTGTTATCGAAAGTGGTGCGGTATTTACCCATGACCGAG